TCCAGGGGATATACTTTAGTGCATAATTAATGTAATAATATCCACATAATTCATTGCAAAGGACTTGCAAATCATATGGGACTCAGAAATCCTCCGGGCGGACGCCCTCCTTTATTTAATCCAGAACGATGCGCGAAAATAATCGAAAGTATTTCTAATCGTATTCCTTATCAACTTGCTGCTGAAGCTAATGGCATTTGCGAAGCTACACTCTATGCATGGCTTGATGATGGACGTAAAGATTTTGCTGCTGGACTGGAGACGGATAAGTCAAGGTTTTCCGAGGCGATAAAGAATACAGAGCAAAAAAAGATCATGGAACACCTAGATTGTATTAAAGAAATGCCAGAGCGTTGGCAAGCCCAAGCATGGATATTGGAGAGACGTTGGTGGAAGCATTTTAGCGCTAAAGCTGAGGTAATAGAGTTTCAAAGACAATTGGATGAAATGAAACAACTCATGGAGAAAGATAATGTCAAAACTGAAAGCCTCAGCAAGGAATAAACTACCTAAGTCAGAGTTTGGCATGCCAGGTAAACGAAAGTATCCAATGCCAGATAAGGCGCATGCAGCTAATGCAAAAGCTCGCGCTTCGCAAATGGAGAAGAAAGGTAAGCTTAGTGAATCTTCAAAAGAGAAAATTGACAGAAAGGCAAACAAAGTGCTTGGTCATAAGACTTTGAGAGGTGTTCGTAGATAAGGCGTTTTTAACCTATAGCATAAGGATTATGTTATGAAAGAATTACCAGCAAGTGAAACAGTCGGTATGATTGAATTTGATATGCCGAATAATCAAAATCCTAAACCGCGTGCGCCAATATATTACGGCAATCAGCATGTGCCACATCCTACAAATAGTGCCGCTAAAAAAGTAGATCATGCTAAAGTTATGAGGCAAACACTCGAGGCAAAATAATGCGGTGTGTAAAATGCAATTACCCACACACGCGCTTGGTAAAGATAGTGCAAAGTGAAGATAAATATTACACTACGCGTAGACGAGAATGCGTTAAGTGTGGGGCAAGATTCACCACAGAAGAAAATCTAAAAGAGACAAAACAATTTCCTGATCATTCCTCTAAAGGTGATCGGTCATGATGAATATGTCTGAGTTAAGATCTTATAAAGAAGATATTTTGAATATGAGAAATAGTGTTCGCAATACACATATAACATTCACGGATGAAAGGACTATTATACATGCAAGCGATAAGGACAAGATCTACATACCGACTAACACTGGTACTTTGTTTCATAACGACACTAGCTTTGTTAAGCTCATTATGGGTCCTTATGGAAGTGGTAAGTCTACGTTATGCATTAATTACATTGTTCGATCAGCATGTAATATGCCGTATTGGTCCAATGGAAGAAGGCGATCTAAATGGGCTATCGTCAGAAATACCTCTGGAGAACTCTACAGCACCACCCTCCAAACCTGGCTTACTTGGTTCGGAGAGCTTGGAGATGTACAGAAGAGACAAAAACCCCTCTTAACCTATTTTCATAGATTCAATGATGGTAAAGGAGTTGTAGAACTTGAACTTATATTCATTGCGCTTGATAGAGAGGAAGACTTACGCAAGATTAAATCACTTGAAGTTACAGGTGCTTATATCAATGAACTGTCGGAAGTACCGCAAGGGGCACTCGCTCACTTCAAGGGTCGTGTCAACCATCGTTATCCTTCTCGTGGATTTTGTAGTGAGCCTTATTGGAGTGGGATTATTTGTGATACTAACCCCCCTGATGTGGATAATTGGATTTATAAAGACTTCGAGCTCAAAACTCTTGAGAGCTATAAGATCTTTAAGCAACCGCCGGGATTATTAAAAGATGTTAATGGAAAATGGTTTCAAAATATTGATTGTGATAATGCTAATAATCTGGCAAACGATTATTACACGAAACTTTCGGAAGGGCAGACAGAAGATTTCATTAAAGTATTTTGTCTTGGAGAGTACGGCAGTGTTGGTTTTGGTAAACGTGTGTATTCTGAGTTTAATTCAGATATCCACGCAGTTGAGCGAATTACAGCAATTCAAGGTGATCCTATACATTTGGGGTGGGACTTTGGGCTTACTCCAGCTTGTGTTGTTGTGCAAATATCTCCGCGAGGACAGGTAAGAGTTCTAAAAGAATATCAAGGCGAAGATATGGGTATTAGAACCTTCGCAAACAATATAGTATTACCTGGTTTACAAAGGGATTTCCCCTATAACAAAATAGGGATTTCCCGTGCTGATCCTAGTGGGGTCGCAGGCGATGATATTATGGAGGAATTAAGTTGTATTGGTGAGCTATGTTCTTTAGGTGTTAATACTAATCCTGCCAATACTAATGATCTCGAACCTCGTATTAGTTCTGTACGATATTTTCTTAATACAATGATAGACGGACAACCTGCCATTATTGTTTCTCGTGAAGGGTGTCCCGGTTTAATTAAAGGGTTTATTAAAGACTATATCTATAAGCGGATTAGTGTAGGTGGTGAGGAGCGTTATAAAGAGGTTCCGCATAAAAATATGGCCTCTCACAAACAAGATGCGCTACAGTATATTTTATTGGAGTTTGCGGCAAATAAGATATTAGCTGATAAGGCGCCGGTGGTGCATGTGGATATGTTTAATCCGGGGTTTAGATGGAGTAATTGATGAGTTTAGATTGGAACATTTATAACGAACGAATTGATGAAGAAATAAATTCATTTAAAAATGACTTTAATTCATGTTTTTTTGATGCTTATAAAGAATATATAGGCAATAGAGTATATTTCTTTTTAGAAAAAATAATTCCTTTAATTGATTTTGATAAAGATGATTTTACACTTAGAGCTTCTTATGAGTGTGCTGTAAATAAAAATGATGAAAGAAATATTTTATTTAATCTTAGAAGGGAGCTTGAAGAATGTGATTGCGGGGATATGGAACGCTTATCTCGTCTCAAAGAAATTTTTATACATTCTATGGGTTTAATTGATGAACGAATTAAAGAATTAGAGGATATTTAATATGAGTCCTGAAGAAAACAAAAAAGAAGTCTTAGCCAACGATTATGATATAAGGCGCCAAGTTCCTGGTATATTACAAGATCATACTGGTGTAAAGAAGCCAGATGAATTGCGTAATGAGGAATTATTCTATAGAGCGATAAATAGGTAAAGGAGTTTATCCGAATGAGTTTGGAATGGGAAAGAATTAATGAGAATTCTATAAGACTTAAAGTCCATAAAGGGTGGTTAGTGCAGATAAGTTGGGGTGCAAGCTATGGAAGGAACTTTTTATTAAGATGGGTTACATTTAAAATGTTCGGTGAAGTAGTTTTTGTACCAGATAAAGACCATGAATGGAAAATATAATAATGAGTGGCTGCTATCCAAGTGAAACTTTATCAGTATGCGGGCATGGAGTACCGGTTAAATTTGGATGTTGTCAGTGTGTAAATGAGAATCAGAAAGTGGAAGAAACGATTACTATTAAGAAAGCCTTATGGGATGAAATGATAGCCTATAAGAAAAAGATTGATGAGCTACATAAAAGAATACAAGATTTAGAATTATTAGTTCATTGTATGAAAGGATTTTTAAATACTTAAATAAAGGAGCTTTAATCATGTCAGTACAATCATTTACGATTAATTTTGCTGGTGAAGCAAATGCTGTGGTACCGCGTATGGGCCGTTTATATGCGCCAAATAATACTTTAGCTCAGATTGCGACCGCTGGCTTTTTGGATCAATACATTAAAAGCCAGAACTTTAGTGTTCTTGCGACCGATTTCGTTGCGGCGGTTGGATCTGATGGACATCAATGGTACAAGCCAGTATTTAGTGCGTCCGGGGTTTGCACATTGACAGTATTACCATAGAATTTTCAATTACAAGGATTTATAGATGTTATATCAAGAAGCTTGTGAGCGCCTGATGAAAGGTGAATATGTTGCGCGTGGTAAATGGGATTCGGAATGTGGATATTTGGTTAATTTACCAGGTCTTCTTCACTTTTTAAAAGTAATGACTCAACCAGAATCTAAAGTTATACCATGGGCTGCTGTAAAAGAAGATTCTTTGGCAGAAGATTGGAAGATTGTAGCTCCTAATCTTGTTTCCGAACTGGCTGAGGAATTGAAGGTTTAGTGTTATAATAGATGGATCAGTTGCCCCCAAACTCTATTCATTGTTGGATGTATATCTGACATAGGTGCACGAATCGATGAGAGTCGAGTGAATAGAGTCTGATTTATCAAGTTTCAAATTCATTTATATAGATATCAAAACCTCAAGGATGAGGGATTACGCATGGAACGCGAACTTGACGAGAAAGTGCTATCTGAAGATACACTTGCTGACATGGAGATAAACCGTATCGATGAGCTCAATCGTGCGGGAATAAATGAGAAAGATGTTTTAATGCAAGCCAATAAACATCTTAATACTTGGAACTCCTA